TACGCACCTTTTGCTCTATCTTGCCAATCGTTAGACACTTTGTTACTTGTAATCGGCCCACCCTTTGCCCATGTGTGACATGACCTTGCAGAGTGACACTTAAAGTGATGCATCCAACAATAACCAAGTTCTCCATCTTTATCAGATGTTTTGCCTGGCATACACTCTTTCATTCTTGGTGAGATATCAAATGCAACACAGTTTGCACATAGAGACTTCTTTGCAGCCTCAACACTTGTGTTCCACTTCTTTGCTACCTTCTCCCAATAATCTCCAGGCTCATCAACATTGAGTGGCCCATATCCATATTTCTTTGTTGTCGCATCTCTATTCTTAGTATTTATTTCAACACTTTGAGTAGCAGATGGACACTCTTTTTTTTCCTCAGAAAATCCTTTAAAAGATTTCATTTTACCCTCTTATTTTTTTAGTTCTTCCACTCTCTAGTTTTTAATTTTTCAACAATTGAGTTGATTCTTCTTTCTTCTAAATCTTTATTGAAAGCAATAACCATTTCTTCAAGATGTTTTTCTTCATCAGTTTGTATCACTTCTTCTTCAACTTCTTCCTTATACATATTTAACTCAAATCTCTTTCCGTCAAGATTAGTCACTTGTATTTGGACTGCTTTCTTTCCATCAGTACCCAATAGACGATATTTGTTTGTCTTATCCTTAGAAGGTTTCTTAGGGCCTGTTGCAACCTTATCATCAATCTCTTTTTTGTCAATAGTAATACCATACTTTTTCTTTGCAAAACCATATGCGTGTTGCATTGCAGATGAAAAGTCTCTGTGATATAATTCGTAACCTGTAGAAGATTTTGCTTCATCAAGTTCAACTTCTTCTGCTTTATCCCCGACCTTTGCGCCAGGAGCGTTCATAAGTTGACCACCCTTCTTTTTGGCAAGGCTCGTCATATCTGACTTTGAGCCTTTAGCAATATACTTTCCATTGACCACAACACCATACATAGTAGTTTTTGGAATTGCTTCGTCAAGTTCAATCTCCTCTTTCAAACCTCTTTTCTTCATTTCCTTACTAATACGTTTAATCATATGTTGAGTAGAAGGCATCTTTGGGTCTTTCTTCTCATCATCACGCATTTTCTTCATTAATGATTTAAGATTATCATCAGACTGTTTTGCCATCTTTGCATCTTCATCAAGCTCAACTTCTTCAAAAACAACTTCATAGGATGTGGTTGCACCAGATTTGGGGTCAAGTGCCATCATGCGTTCTTTACCTTTTGTGGAATTTTTAAAGTCTTTATGAACTTTACGAAAGTTTGCTTTTGATATATGAACCTTACCATTTTTTATTTCATAATCTTTTGCTTCTTGCAATAAGTTTTCCCAAAGATTAGTTTCTTCTTTTGTTAATAACATTTGTGTATTGAGAGTTCCAATCATTGTTAGTATTGTATCTCTGGCATCAAGAACTTTTTTGTACTGTGCATTATATTTTGTATCTTTAAGTGTCTTATCACCCATTGTTGCAACTTTTTGATATGCTTTTAGAACTGCTTGCATATCTTTAGAAATCTTTTTCATTGCATCAACTTCTTGTTTCTTAGTTTCATCAAGTTCAACTTCTTCTGTTTGTGTTGAAAGATAATCAGACATACCATCAAGTTTGTCTATTGCAATTGCAACTTTATTTGTCCACCATGAAGGAAGGGAATCTTCTGGATTAAGTTTTCCTAATTCAACTTCCATTTTGTTCAAAGCCATTCGTGCAACTTTAACTCCATTCAATGCACTTGCGACATCTGTATGTCCATCTTCTGCAAAGAAATCAACATCTGGTATAACGTGTTTTTTTCCAAGAGAGATTTTTGTAACACCTCTTATTGTGTTCATTAAATTATTATATTCTTTGGTCATCTTTTTACCTTTGCCCATAAATCAGCATCTGCTGTTGTTCTTGTTTTACCACCTGTAATGAAACTATTAACTCTTGCAAATGCCCATTGTTGTGGTGTTGTTCCTGGCCTGTGTCCTGTTCTCCATGCAGCCATACCTCTGTTATATACTTGCTTCAATATACCATAAGGTATTTTAGATTTTTCAGACTTTTTTACCAATCCTGCTATTTTCTTTTCAAGAAAGATTTCATCTTTAGTCTCTTTGAATATATCTTTCATAGTCAAAGTTTTAAGATGTGTTGTTTTTATAGTAGGTTTTTTGCCCTTCTTAATAAGTGCCTTTTGTTTTGCAGTTCTTCCAATGAAGTTACCATCTTTATCAAAAAGTTTTGCAAGATGTGGAGGAAGTTTATTTTCTTCATTCTTTGCCATCTTGGTAGCAGTTGCAATCTTGACAGACTTCCAATCGTCACCATATCTTTTCTTGAACTCGTCATCAGGTAAATCTTTTGCAATTTCCTCTCTACGCTTGAGTTCACTTGGAGAGAGTTTTCTCTCCGCTACGATAAAATTTTCAAAGAGTTCATCAACCTCCACTTGCTCATTCTTCATGTGATGATATTCAGACTTGATAACGGATTTAAAACTGTTGACAGACTTACCAAGTGACTTCATCACTTTACCTTTATCAATAGATGTTCTTGCATTATCAAAAGCATCCATAGCTTTTTTTGCATCACTTACAGATATTTTAGATATCTTACCATCATCAAATACAACACCTTTAAATCCTTTTCCGTATGTTCCTCTTAGTGAAACAACTTTACGAAGTTGCATGATAATATTTTGGTCTGCCTTTTCTTTATCAGCAGCCGTTGCAGAACGGTCAATGTCTGCTGGGTCAATCTTTTTTTCGATTGTAAAATCTTTAAACTTCTTCATTTGGGTTTCCTCTCCCATTGCTAATACAGGATTTGGTTTAACGTATGGAGTCATAAACTGAACTCCAGAACTAATTTTTCTTTTTTGAGTAATCTTTTTCATCTTCTCAATATATGTACGATACACACTTGCAGCTGATTCCTTACCAGCAACTTTTGCACGTTGTTCCATTGCAATTGCAGCTTGTATCTTATGTGCATGAGAACGATTTGACTTTTCAATAATTTTAACACTATTTTGTGCATCTTCTACTGTTGCAAATTTAAGTCCTTTAATTGTTCCTATTGGATTTTCATCTGTGTATAAATCAGAGTGTTTATCAGAACCAGCTGGTTGTCCTTTTTTTCTTGGTATTCTAGGTTCTTCATTTATTTTTGAGGTATCCGTTGCCATGAATGGGCCTCGTCTTAAAACTTTAAATGCCAGTTTAACTTCATTACCAAATATTTCTTTTGGATGAATAATATTAAATGTAACCATTTGAGTATTATTGTCAATACTTTTCAATTCCATGTCTATTTCTTTATAGACTTTACCTTTGAATTTAAGACCATGTGCTGTAACAAGTTTTTGAACCTTACCTCCAGCAACTGCTTGTTTTGCTCTTTTCTCACCAAACATCTGTTTATATTTTAATGTGTACTTTGACGGTTTTGTTTTACCGCTCTTATCGCCTGGAGCTGGTTTGTATGCAGAAGGATTATCATCATCTTTCTTTGCACCTTTTTCAAAGTGTCTTGCCCTTGCTTGTTTTGTGGACTTTGCCATCTTTCCTGCATAATACTTTGCAGGCTGTGTTCCTTTTCTATCTTCTACATCTTTATCTTGACTGACTCTTTGTTCTTCAACTTGTTCTTTTGGTGCTTTGAGAGACTTTAATCTTTCTCTTTCTTTCTTCATTATCTTAGGAAACATTTTCTTTGCAATCTTTTGAACTGCTCCACGTTTCTTTTCAATCATTCGATCTATTTGTATCTTTGCACCTGTTGTAAGATTTGCATAGTTCTCACCTTTTTTTCCTGCAAGTTTCTTACGAAGAAGTGTGATTGCAGCCTTTCTTGATCTTTTGAGTAACTTATCACGACTTGCCATCTTTCTCATTGCAATCTTTTTCTTTGCCTGTATTCTTGGTGCAAGTCTTTTCATTTGTAATGCACGTTTTCTTCTTTGTGCAAAACTCATTACTGCTTCTTCTTCAAAGTCATCTTCATCATCATCTGTAATGTCCTCAAGGTCATCATCAGAAACAGATTTGTCAATGTCATCTGCATCCATTGATTTGAGAAGAGCCTCAATTTCTTTATCGGACACTTTTTCTAAATCAAGTTCATCTTCTTCATTTTCTTCAAAAAAGTTTTCTTGTATTGGAAGAACCTTACGAATAATATCGTACATTGATTTCTTTTCTTTTGGAGTAAGTGTCTTTGGAGTTCCCTTTTTGAAAAGGTCATAGTCTCCAACACTTATTGCAGCTCTTAGTTTTGATGCACTCATACCTGATACGTCATCTGCATCAGGGTCACGCTCTCCTGCGGAAACTGTCTTGATACTGTTAAAGGTATATTCTTTTTTATTGTACTTGTTAAGAAGAGTATCAAACTCTTTTACACGATCTGAACCCACGACAATCACAATATCATCATACTTACCATCAAGTTCTTTCAGAACTTCAATGATTGTTCTTGCCTTTGACTTTTGTATAGAAGGGCCAAAAGCACTTCTTGCAAATTTAAGTTTGTCTTTATATGAAAGTGGATTTTTCTTGTTGTCTTGCGAATGAGACAAATAGATAAGAGGTTTTCCTCTTTCGGATTTTGAAACCGATTTTACTTTATCGACCAACTTTGCATGACCGACTGTAATAGGATTCATTCTTCCAAATGTAACGACTGCTGTAGCCATCTTGTGTTTTCCTTAGACTTAACAAGAGTTAATGATTATGGTCTATTTATACTTTTCGGACTTTCTTTTTTTTCCGTCAGTACGTTTTATAAGACCTTTTGCTTTTAAATGTGCAATGTCCGTAAATCCAGCCTTTCCAGCTTTATATCTTTTCATTGCAGCCTTTGTGTTAGGAGGTTCTTCCTCCAACCATTGACTAAAATTCTGAAACCCTGCTTCCATTGCACTCTTCATTTTTCCCACCCTTTAATCACATCAGGTGAAAAGTTTGCACGACTAAACTCTAAACGATCTACAAGTTTAACTGCACCACCTGTCAGTTTATCTATTGCAACAAATCCTTCTGGAGTTGTTGCCTTAAATCCATTTTTAGTTTTTAAAAATGTTCCAATCTTTGAAGCCTTATTCATCTTATTAATAATCATTGATTTTGCTTCAATCAATTTATTCATAAGACGATATACATTTTTAAGAGACTTAGGGTCAACAAATAATTTTTTCAAAACTTCTTGTTTTTGTTTCTTCCACTTGTCCTGACCTTTTGGAGTCTTTAAAGTAGAAATCTTATCATCATACCAATTTGTTATATACTTATATAGTCCACTTACATGAGTGCCGACATCTGGAAAAGGTACACCTTCTCTTACATAAGTGTTATTATGTGTTTTAATTTTTTCTTTTAATTCATCATTGTTTTCAATAACTCTTAGCATATCGCCTGGTATACTTTGAAATATCTTTCCTGCCTCTGAAAGAAGTCCTGTAACTTTCTCTGTTTCTTTTGCATTGAAAGTTGCATTTCCTGTTACATCTGAATATGTTGCATCTTGCATCCATACACTCGGAATACTCTTAAACTTTCTTGAAATATTTTTTCCAAAACTTCCTTTCATAGAAGCAATCTTTTTTCCTGTGTAGGTTGTATGCCAAACAATACCAATACGAGCTTTACTTACTTGAGAACCAAGTCTTGATTTTACAGGAACAGCATAAACGATTGTGTTCGGCCCAAAGGTAAAGTATTTTTCTCCGTCTATCTTTTCAGATTTAACATCACCTTTTGTAAACATTAAATCACCTTGATAAACACCAGACTTAATTCCTAACTTTGAGAACTCAGTAAAGGCAATAGAGAATTTTGTTTTTAACTCTCCAGAAAGTTTACTATCCTTTTTAATATCTGCAACACTTTTAAACATTTGAGGATTGACATTAAACAATCCTTTCTTTGCAACAAAGAACTTACCATCGGCTGGGTCTATTCCTGCAAAGATAGCAGGAGCTCCATCCCATTTGACTGTTGTATTAATTGCACTTTTAGATTTACCTGATAGCATATCTCTAAGATTACGAAGTGAATTAATGGCAGTTCTTGCACCATTTACTCCCTCGTTGAAGAGCATATCTTCTATGTGTTCCATGTGTACGTTTTTAGACATTATTTTTTTTAAACTTTTCTGTTAAAGTGTCTTGCATTTCATATGCCTCTACTTCCCACGGCAGTTTATTATATACATCATAATTTCTTGCTTTTGAAGATGTGTTCACCTGTCTTGTATAGTTTCTACCCTTCCAAAATGTTCCATCTCTTGTTTCTAGTAGTTCTTTTTTTGCATACTGTTTTACATGAACCATTTCGTGAAATATAGTTTCTAAAAATTCATCAAGAGAAGAGCATCTTCTTTTTATTTCAATCTGAAACGTATTTCTTTCTCCTGTGGGCCAACAATATCCAAAAACTCCACCATCAAGTTTTCGAAGAATATCAATAGATATATCTAAAGTTTTAAATCGTGGCATCATCTCTGCAATTGCAAAATCTATTGCATTTCTCACTAATGCTCTTTGCTTTGATGAGCCACCACTTATTTCAACATAATTCATAGACCTATTTATAACCTATGAACGGTCACAAGTTCCCCATGCATTGACACCATGTTTTACTAGAGTTTTAGTAGGGTCTTTACATAATTCTGTTATTTCTTCATTAAACTCAGGGTCAATAGTAAGACCATTATAAGAAGGAGGTGCTTCCCACCTAGCAGTTCTATCTCTAGGAACATCTTTTCCTTGAATTGTAACATACTCTCTTATAAGGGAATCTTTTCTTGCATAATATCTATCCCATTGTTCTTTGTATAGTCTATCAAAATATTCTTTGTACTCGTCTGAAGTCTCTAAATATTTGACCTCTGAAGCAGTCAAGTCCACAACAGTTCCATGCAAAGTCCAATCAGGTCTACTAGAGCCTGCATTTTCTAACCAGATGAGATATTCTTTAATTGCATCAACAACATTAAAAGATTTGTCGTTTACGAGAAGAGCAATTCCACCAGCTCTATACCACTCAACACAGTTTTTTTCTCTATCGTCAATCAAAACACTTGTTTCTAAATTTCTGTCTGCAACAAACATTGCTTTTTGTTTTCCAGAGAAAGTACAAGTCACAGGAATAGCACTCGCAATATTTTTTCTTATCCATTGATTTTTTTCAAACACAACCCTTCTTCTGTTGACTCTTCCTGCTGAAGTCAATATCTCAAAACCTTCAATAGTTCCACCATCAAGCTCTAGTAGAGTACTCATTAAAGAATCACAGATTTTTGTTTTAGGAAGGTCTTTGAAAAGACTAAACTTTGTCAGTTCTTCTTTTATCTGGTCATACTTTTCATAGTCTGCCTCACAAGTTCCCAACACCAATCCTTCAGAACCACCATAAAGAGGATTCTTTTGGTTTAAAGCTTTGTTTAATAATTTTGTTTTTTCTTGAACACCTTTGGTGAAGTCGGCAAGAACTCCATCTTGGTCACAAAAAACTCTAATTCCTCTTACGTTCTTTTTCATTATGCAACTATTCCTTCCCATTTAACAACACCATATTCAGGCTTTCCTATATCATCTATAATATTCAAACGTGCATAGTTTCTTGCTGGTTTTGACCAACCAGCAGACTTTAAAAGGTCGCCCTTTTTGAACTTTGCATCATTCTCAAGAAGAACAAATCCCCAAGCTGCATTACCCACAACAACTTTTACATATTTTTTACCAAAATTAAATTTGATATCTAAAATACGAGCATCTTCTTTTTCTGGAAAGACAACAGCATTCCATCTATCATAATCTTCTTGAATTGCAACTTTAAGATTTACAAGAGAATCAACCATTTGTCGAGACTCTTGAATCGTAAGATCAGTATTCAAAATATCTATCGCAACATCATTCATTACAGTAAACCTTTCACTTTTAACATTTGACATCTAGCTTCAGTATCAGTTGAAAAATATTCAGACTGTCTATCAAAAGGAACAGTCATTTCCATTTCTGCATCAAAACAAGTTCTGCCTATATAAAATCCAGCATTACTTTTCATAATTTTAAGTTCTGAAACTTGGTTTGTTGGGTCTTGTTCCAACTGTTTTTTAAATTCTTCAAAATTCATTATTTTTCCTTTGTTTCTCAATTCTTTTATATAATGACATAGCTCTTGAGTAATGTCAAGAACTTTCTTCAAAAAAGAATTGTTTAAAAACAAGGACTTAGGAAAAAAGGTGAAAAAAAAGAATCGTTTAAAATCAATGACTTAGGGGATGGGGCTCTTCAGCAAGGTCAATATCGAGTGCTGGGCCGTCAAAAAAGAACTCTGGATTCGTTCCGAAAAAAGGTTTCCCTTTTTTTATTGTGTTTATTAGGGTCTGGCATTTGTTCCATTTACGAGAAAATGCAATTCCTCGACCATCTTCCAGAACCCACCAGAATTTTCCAATTCTCTCTATACTATATTGGTGTTTTATCATGCGAACAACTTAGAAAAATCTTTACGGCCTGAAACTTTAGTCATAAACTTCATCTTATCATCTTCATCTTGCCGTTCACCAAACTTACTATTATCCATGACAGATTCATCTTTCTGTGTTTCTTGGTCACAGTCTGAAAGTCTCATTCGAGTTCTATCAACTCCAACAACAAACTTTCTGTGAAAAGAAGGGTCGTTGTATCTGTTCTTGAGCTGCTTGATTGCAATCTGTCCAAGATCATCAAGTGCTTCATTTGTTATCATTGCAAACATAAAGTCGGCAGTTGCAGGAAGTCCAAAACTTTCTGACGTATCTTCAAGGCCTGGGTCACTATTTGTAAATCCACTTCTATTAACTTGTGTTGCAGTTACGATAGGAAGATTTGTTTCAACTGCAAGTCCTCTTAGTTCCTCTGCAATCGACTTCACATACATATACGAGTTTGTAATGTTGTTTTTCAATCTTGATGAACCACATATATTTAGATAGTCTACATATATGATATCAGGTTTAAATTTCTTCTTTACTTTTAATTCTGATAGAAGATGTCTAAAGTGTCCACTATGAACGGAAGCCGTTGGATATTCTTTTATGATAAGATGTCCTTTTGTCTTTGCACGAAGTTTATCAATCTTTTGCTCGTAAATCTTTTTAGGAAAGTCTGGAAGTTCGTTAATCGGAACATCAAGAAGATTTGAGTCAATACGTTCTGCAATTCTTTCTTCTGCCATCTCCATAGTAATATAAAGAACATTCTTACCTTGCACAAGATTTGCAGCTGCAAAGTGACACATTGCAAGTGTCTTACCAACTCCTGTACCAGCAAGTATAACATTAAGTGACTTACGAGATAAACCACCTTTTGTGATTGCATTGAAATGTTCAAGGTCAAATGGTATCTTTTCTTCTATTCTTTGATAAGACTCATATCTTTCTTCTGAATCTTCAAGAAAGTCGTGACCGATATTTGTATCAAAACAAACACCAAGAGCATTTGATAATATTGTTGGTATTGCACCTTTGTTTTCATCTGCATTTCCATCAAGTATAGAAATGGATTTCATAATACCATTGTAGATTGCTCTTTCTTGAAACCACTTTTCAGTCTGGTCAACGAGCCATTCTTCTTCTTGTTCTGTAGGATTATACTGCGATAGAAATGATGATACTTCTTTGTATTGAACATCTGTCAGTTTCTCTGACTCTAGCTCTATTACCAATACATCTTTTGTTGGTATCTTATTGTACTTCTCTACAAAGTTAATAACTCTTTGTACTATCCATTTGGAGGAAAAGGTTTCAAAGTATTCTAAGTCAACAAAGGGCAGTATCTTTCTTGCATACTTTTCATTTGCTAGAGTCTGTTCTATTATTGTCTGTTCGTTCACTTCCTATTCTTCCTCCTGACGTATCGCTGTTGATGATGATATCCATAAGAACATCTCCAAGTAAACTTTCTAATTCTTCCGACTTATCATCCTCAACAGGAGACTCTTTCATAACATTATATTCAAACTTCAAAACAAGCTCATCATCATCCATCACATTTGCAAACGATTCAAACTTAGGTATGACTTGCACCATACCATAGGAGTATAACATACCTTTATACTTTCCGTCAAGTATTTTTACAGGAGCAATTTGTTCTTTTGCATTATTCATGTCGTTAAACAGTACTTTGTACTTGCTTCCTATATTTTCATCATCCAACCGACTCAAGTTCTTCTTCCTTCTCTACTTCATCTTCTTCACCATAAAGAAACTCTTTTCGAGCTGCAATCTCAAGTTTCTCCATGATTTCTGGAGTATAGAATTTTTCTGGATTTGAATTGATTGTCTTACCAAAAGTTTTTGTGCCATCAGGAAGTTCTATACGAGTAGAAACTTTTTTGAAGATACCATACTTCTCTGCAAGTTCAAGCAATCCAAAGTAACGGTCAAGTCCTGTTTTATAAGACAACATGACAATCACTTCTTTGTTTTCTCTTGTCAGCCTTGACTTGTGCATCTTTACTCTTATCTGATTACCAACAACCTCTGTACCATCTTTTTCTTTTTTCTTTGATAGATAAATGATTGTTGATGCAGCATATTTTAAACCAGAGCCACCACCCATTTCTTTTGTAGGCATATATGCACCCACAACATCATAAGTGTGATTAGTTATAATCATAGGCACTTTTGCACGACCTAGTTTTAAAGTTAATACTCTAAACGCAGCCTTTAATACTTGAGCCCTAGTCATATCTCTAGTTTCTTTACCATCTGCTGTATCTTCAACCTCTTTAGTAGTTGATAACATACCTAAACTATCTAAGACTAATAAGATAGGTTTTCTATCTGCTTCATTTTGTTCCATGTACTTGTCTAGTACAGTTAAGGATTGTGTTCTAAATTCTTGTA